GCGGAAGCGCACGACCTCATCGAACAGCTGGTCTGCCCCTTCGATCTCGGACAGCAGCGGACCGCGCTCCACCTTCCAGATCATCCAAGTGCCCTTGGCGTTCGACGTCGGCACCGTCGAGAGGTCGTAGGTGCGATAGAAGATCGGCGGGCGGAATACCTTGCCGTCTGGCGACGTCACTTCCTCAGACGTGATGTAGGTGTTGATCCGCTTGGCTTCCTTCAGCTGGGTGGACGCCATGGGGATGAAGGTCTTGCGGCCGCGCGCCGTGACGTTGAGGGCGTAGAACTCCGCCGTCTCCATGATCACGTTGCCGTTCGGCAGCGTCGGCTGGCCGTTCTCTCCCGGCCGTGTGTTGCTCATGATGGCGTTGGACGTGTGCGCGCGCACGATGCCCTTGTTGCTGGAGCCGCGCGGCATCCACTCGTTCCACACCTTGGTGTAGTGCGCGATCACGATGCGAACGCCATTGGGAAAGGCCTCCCTCAAGCCGACGTCGTAGATCTGCCCGACGCGGGCGTTGGGGTCGTATTCGGGACGCCCCTGTGCGACCTGGGGACTGAGCCCCTGCAGGATGGTCAGGCGCGGGATCAGCAGGTCCTGGGCGCCGATCGTGTCCAGGCCGGCGCCGGCATGCTCGCGCATGCGGTCCATCAGGTCTGATTGTGCGGGGATTTGTTGCGACGTGGTCGCGACGGTACGCTTGGCCATCGTGTTGCCCTCCTCAGGCAGGCCCGCGCCGCGAATGCGGTCGCCGGGGCCGATCGAAAATATGCTCCCGGGATCGGCCGATTGCAAGAAAATAAATCGCAGGCCTTTAAGTGCTTGAAATTCCTTGAGAACAAAATTCGGAAAAAGGGCTTGTCAATATACTGGCCAGCCTCTATCTCTGGGTCTCGCTGCTGATGACCCTCTCGAATGGAGACCGCCCCATGACTTTCCAGATCGTCCTCGTGAACGCCATCGAAGAAGGCCCGGTCCACACCAGCTCGTCGCGCCTGCCCAACGCCTACGAGACGCTGGCGTGCGCCCGCGCAGTCGCTCGCCGCATGGTCGACGCCGGGTGGTGCGACTGGGCGCGCGTCGTCGCGTGGGGCACGAACGATCTGCCCGTCAATTTCTGCGTCGGCGAAAGCTTCGTTGACGAAATCCCGTTCTGAGCCGCACCCATCAACCGCCATCCACCGGAGCCACGCCCATGACCGAACGCACCTACAGCATCGAGCTCACCGCCCGCCAGGCCGACGAGATCTTCGGCTTCATCAACGTTGCCAGCGTCTACTACCAGCAGGAGGTCGAGCGGATAAAGCCGCTGGTCGGGGTCTACGACATGACGATCGCGACGGTCGACGAGCTGGCCGGCAAGGAACTGATGATCGAGATCGCGCGCACGCGCTGGATCGAGTTCTACCAGTACATCAAGAAAATCCGCACGGCCGAGCGCGGCGCCGAGGAAGGGGGTGCGGCATGAGGGTCCAGATCCCGGCCTACACTGATCGCTGGATGATGGGCGATCGCTACGGCGAAGTGATCAAGGTCACCGTGCGCAAGGAACGCTACGTTGGCGTGCCATCGCAGCGCGTGCCCGTCGACAACTACGAGGTCGCCCACGTCAAGCTGGACAAGTCAGGCAAGATGATCCGCTGCGTCCTGTCCGATTGCACGGAGGTCTGAGATGAGCTGGAAGGTCGAAGTCCAGGCCGACAGCACCGGCACATGGGCCGGCAATGCGCTGCGCTTTGCCTACGAGCTGGAGGCGAGGGCTTATGCGATCGACCTGTCGCGCCGCTGGACGGCGGTGCGGCAATATCGCGTCGTCGAGACGGAGGATCCCGTGAACGAACCGAGCAAGGATCGATCATGATCGAGGGGATATTTTTTGGGATCTTTACGGTGGGGCCGTTGTTCCTCATCGTTTATGTGTTTCTCCGCCTGATCCTCTGGATGGCCACGCCGGCAACCGTTCAGTACGACAAAACCGTTCAGTACGACAAAGAGGGTTTCTATGACGACTGACAAGATGGAGCGCTGGCAAGTCCGGCTGCAGGCAAACGCGGACGCGACCGAGCGCTGGACCCGCAAGCTGTTGCGCGCGGCGACCGAGCTGCAGAAGCTGCGGCAGGAACGCAAGCGGCTGGTGGCGCAGCCGAAAGGCAAGCTGAAGCTGGCGCGGCCAGACATCAGTCAAATCCCGCGCATGGCTGCCGGCGGCAGCGAATTCAACGACGAAATCCCGCTGTAGAAAAAAGAGCTGGCCAGCCCTTGACGGATGAAAGGGCTGCCCTTATCTCAGGATCATCGAAACCGAGCAACCAAGGAACCCTGACATGACCACCGCGAACCTGACCTCCACGATCGATCGCCTGGGCGCCCTGAACGCGCAGATCGCCAAGCTCACCGTCGAGCAGGACGCCCTCAAGGCCGTGATGGTCGAGGTCGGCCCCGGCAAGTACCAGGGCGACTTCTACGCCATCACCGTCACCGAGGCCTCGCAGCGCGAAGGCCACGACAAGGTGATGAAGGCCAAGATCGAGGAGCTGATCGCGACGCACCTCTCCACGCAGTACGTGACGGCGCACACGATCTTCACCCAGGTGAAGCCCGCCGTGCGCGTCTCGGTCCGCAAGGACGTCGAGGTGGCGGCATAAGCCGCCGTCTACACCGCCATCACCCGAACAACCCTGGAGCCCTGCCATGACCAAGAAGATCGCCTATACCGCCACCTTTTCTGACGGCACCGTCAAGACCCGCAACAGCCACCGCGAATACGGCTTCGCCTACCACGCCACCGGCACCACGGCCGACGGCACGGTCGTCACCTCGCGCGGCGGCTTCTCGCGCACCCGCGCGCTGGCCCAAAGAGCCATGGACGCCGAGATGAGCTGGCTGGTCACCAAGCCGACCATGCCGCGCCACGTCGGCGGCATCGCCTACACGATCGAGATGCGCAAGCGCATCGCGGCATGGAAGCCCGGCAAGATCGACTTCGCAGAGGTGGTCGCCACCTCCCGGCCCGGCCCAGAGCTGTTGTCCGAGCTGTTCCCGGTCGCCGGCCGCTGAAACCAGAACATCCAGGAGCCCTGCCATGACCGAAGCCGAAGCCCGCCGCCTCGCAGCCACCGATCGCGACTATCGCGCCCGCAAGCTGCGCGGCCGCTGGGTCGTGTGGTGCGACCAGTCCGACCATGTGGTCGACTTCGAGCCGCTCGATCCGCGCCGTGAAATGAACGGACCTTTTTCCGAGCACGACTGAAAAAGGGCTTGTCTTTTTCAAGCCAGCCCTTTATATGTCTTCTTGCGGCCCGAGAGGCCGCGCCCGAGCAACCCTGGAGCCCTGCCATGAACCTGACCCCGCAACAGTCCGCCTTCGTCGACACCGTCGTCCGCCAGGAGCGCAACGTCGCGCTGATCGCACGCGCCGGCAGCGGCAAGACTTCGACCATCCTCGCGGCCGTGAACGCGCTGCGCGCGTCGAGCTCGGATCTCGCCATCACGGTGTGCGCCTACAACAAGGCGATCGAGGTCGAGATCTCCGCCAAGCTGAAGAAGGCCGGCCACACCGACTGGAAGGTGACCGGCGCGCAGACGGCGCACGCGATGGGGTGGGGCCTCGTGCGCTTCGCCTTCCGCAACCCGAAGATCGAGAAGAACAAGGTGCGCGAGCTGGCCTACGAGATCCTGGACGCCGTCCCGGGCTCGCGCCCCGACACCGCCTTCGCCGGCACCCTGCGCCAGTACGGCTCCCAGGTGGTCGAGCTCGTCAGCAAGGCCAAGCAGTCCGGCGTCGGCTTCTTCGACGACGCTCCGATCGGATCGGTCGACACCTGGGCCCGCATCGCTGAGCACTACGACATCAACGGCCTGGACGAGACGGACGCGCTCGACGAAGTGATCAAGGCGGCGCAGCACCTCTACAAACTGTCGCTCGACCAGACCGACGTCGTCGACTTCGACGACATGGTGCTGTTCCCGCTGATCAAGAATTTGCGCGTGAAGTTCACCCGCGACGTGATCTTCATCGATGAGGCGCAGGACATCTCGCGCGCCCGTCAGGCGCTGGTGCGCAAGTTCCTCACTCCGGGCGGACAGCTGCATATCATTGGCGACGACCGCCAGGCGATCTACGGCTTCTCGGGCGCGGACGCAGACGCGCTGCCGAACATGATCGAGGCGCTCGACAGCGTGATCCTGCCCCTCACCGTCACGTTCCGCTGCCCCAAGGCAGTGGTGGCACTCGCCCAGCAGATCGTGCCGGACCTGGAGGCCGCCCCTGACGCGATCCAGGGGCAGGTGGCGCGCGTGGACATCAAGGCGCTGGCCAGCACCCCGTTCGTTCCCGGGCAGGCCATCCTCTGCCGCAACACCGCCCCACTGATCGCGGCCGCATACGGCCTGATCCGGCGCGGCATCGCCGCGAAGGTGGAAGGGCGCGACATCGGCATCGGGCTCTCCAAGCTGGCGCGGCGCTGGAAGGTCGACCTGATCGAGGACCTGCTGCCGCGCCTGGAGAACTACCGCGCGCAGGAAACCCAGAAGGCGACGGCGAAGGGATCCGACGCCAAGGCCGAGCAGGTGGCCGACAAGGTCGACACCCTGGTCGAGATCTGCACCGCCGTGCAGGCCAAGGGGCAGCACAAGGTCGAGGACGTCGTGGCCTTCATCGCGGACCTGTTCGGTGACGACGTCGACCCGAAGGCGTGCGTGACGCTTGCCACCTACCACCGCGCCAAGGGCCGCGAGTGGGCCGACGTGTTCCTGATCGAGCACCACACCCGCTGTCCCTCGAAGGCGGCCCGCCAGCCCTGGCAGCAGCGGCAGGAAAGCAACCTGGCCTACGTCGCCTTCACCCGCGCCATGAAGACCCTGACCTTCCTGGGGTGAACAGCACGGGCGTCAATTCCCGCCGAATTGACGCCCGTATGGAGAAAACCTCTCCCGAAAAAGGAGGGGTTTTCTCCATAGCCCGCAAACGGGGGTTCACGCCCCAAAACGAAACAGGAACAGATCCCATGAAATCCGCCACGAAATCCGCTTTGGTTGCTCCCGCACAAGCACTTACCCGCGACGCATGGCTGACGCAGTTCATCGAAATGGCGCGGCCATTGTTCGCGCATGCTGGCCAGCCTCTGCCGCCGATCGTGCGGGCGGCCATCTGCCCGCCGCACCGGGCGAAGCAGCGCTACATCGGGCTGTGCTGGTCGGACGCCGTGTCGGAGGACAACGGACGCGAGATCTGGATCACGGCGGCGGAGACCGACCCGGTGAAGGTCGCCGGCATCATGGTGCATGAGCTCGCGCACGCGGCCCTGCCGCACTCCGAGAAGCACGGGAAGCGCTTCGGCAAGCTGGCGCGCGCCCTGGGGCTCGAAGGGCCGCTGAGGGCGACGACTGAGGGCGCGGTGTTCAGGATGCTCTGGGCGGACGTCCTTGCTCGGTTGGGGCCCCTCCCAGCTGCCAGGTTCGTCGCCGGCGCAGCCGTCGACTTCCGCAAACAGAAGACCCCGAAGATGACCAACGTCGCCTGCCCGCACTGCGGCTTCGTGGCGAAGGTGAAGGTCGACCAGCTGACGTGGGGCCGGCTGACGTGCCCGGTGCATCCGGAAGAGCAGCTGCTGATGCCGAAGGAAAGGAGCTGACCATGCCGAAGCCCGTCTGCGTCCCGTGCCAGCGGTTTTTCCGCCCCCTGCGCAACGGCGTCACCGTGCAGGAGAACATGCCGATCGGCACCATGGTGCCCGCCGGCCTGGAGGCTCCGGAGCTGTGGAAACCCTACAAGGCCTGGCAGGCAGATACCTGGGAGTGCCAGGGGTGCGGCGCCGTCATTGCGAACGGCTTCGGGCTGCAGCCGCTCTGGGAGCGGCACCACCAGGAGAAGATGCCTGAGGCAGAGGTCCAGGTGAATGACTGCTGAAGGGGGTAGGATCGAAAAGCTCAAAGATCACGTTTTGATCGTTCTGGTACCGCTCCAACCTTTTTATCGGAAAAGTAAAAAAAAAGAAAAAGAGGAGGGTGAGAGAAAAAAAGTGAGAGCGGCGCCAGAATGATCAAGACGCGATCTTTGAGCTTTTTCGTTCCTACCCTCTGATACCGTTTTTGCCCGTTTGCCAGGCTCTTAAATAAATGCTTTATTCTAATACTCTGCTTCCCACATCAGAAAGGGCTAATAATGAGTGAATTACAACTCAAGGGATGGTTGGCAAACGAGCTCCAGGGAAGGTGGATGGATACCATTAGCCCAGGGGCTGGATCCACCTTCGGGTATCCTGACCTGGGTATGCTGGTGCCGGGGACCGCCCTCTATGTTCCGATCGAGCTCAAGCTTGCCGAAGTCCGGGCTATCCTGCCGAGGCGATTGAAGCGGGAGACGCCTGCCGGTTGGGAACACACCATCACCCGGGGAGGGAACATCGTGCGCCCGTCCCGCCTGCGCCCCAGCCAGATTGCTTGGCACGATGGCTTTGTTCGTGCCGGTGGCTATTCCCGCCTGGTCGTTGCGACCCTGCTCGCCCGTGGCTGGTGCGCCTGGGTAATCGATCGCCCGGGCCGTGAACAGCTCATGGGCTGGAAAGACGGTTATCCCCTGGAGCAGCTGCACCTCGTGGCGGAGGATAACCGGCTCGATCTGGATGCGTGGTGGCAAGGTCCGCGCGCGTGGTGGCAAGAGCAATTAGCCTCTGCGGCTCTAGGACAACCTCACCAGCCTGCAGCGGAGCCCGCTGGTGCGATAAAAAGGGCTGCCCGGTAGGGTGCATAGGGTTTGTTGCAAAACGCACCAGCGAGGCTTAGAAGCGGCCGTGAGCGTTGTTCAGAACAAAAGTGAACATGGCAAACGGTAATCCGAGGTGGAAAAAAGGTGGGGTGAGCCCAAATCCTGCCGGCCGCCCGCCAGGCCCGACTGCGCCCACGCTGCTGCTGAAGGAAGCATTCCTGCTCGCCGCCAAGCGTGCCGGCGGCGACACTGACGACGGCCTGGTGAATTATCTGCAAGGCGTCGCGATCAGTCACCCTGGCGTGTTCGTGACGGCGCTCAGTAAAATAATCCCGATCGAGATCGAGGCAAAAGGCAACGGGCATATTACGATCGAGATCGTGAAGCGCTTCGACGACGATCCGCCGCTTAAAACGATCGAGCACAAATCAAATGGCAAACACGTCAACGGCAACGGGATTAAAGATCCGGCTGCCGAATAATTGGCGCGCGCGCGATTATCAAAAGCCGCTTTGGAATTATCTGGCGGACGGTGGCAAGCGCGCCATCGCCATCTGGCACCGCCGCGCCGGCAAGGACGACGTCATCCTGCATCACACCGCGTGCGCCTCCCAGGAGCGCGTCGGCAACTACTGGCACTGCCTGCCCGAGTATGCGCAGGGCCGCAAGGCTATCTGGAATGCCATCAACGGCCACACCGGCAGGCGTCGCATCGACGAGGCCTTCCCGCACGAGATCCGCGCGAACACAAACGACAACGAGATGTTCATCCGCTTTCGCAACGGATCGACCTGGCAGGTGATTGGCTCCGACAATTACAATGCACAGATGGGCTCCTCGCCTGTCGGCATCGCGTACAGCGAATGGGCGCTCTCGCATCCAGGCGCGTGGAGTTATCACCGCCCAATCCTGGAAGAAAATAACGGATGGGCCGCATTCATCACGACACCGCGCGGCCGTAATCATGCCAAATCCATGTACGACATGGCGCTGCAGTCGCCTGGATGGTTTGCCGAGAAGCTGACGGCGTTCGATACCAAAGCCCTTTCAGGCGAGCAGCTCGAAGCCTCGCTGAAGGAATATATTGCGCTGTACGGTCGCGACGTCGGCACCAGCCAATATCAGCAGGAATACCTGGTTGATTTTAACAGCTCAGTGCTCGGCGCGTTCTATGCACTGGAAATGATGGACGTGCGCAAGGAGCGCCGCGTGCAGCCGATCGCGCCGGACTACGATCGCCCGGTGCATCGCGCCTGGGACATCGGCGTGCGTCACGACACCGCCATCTGGTGGTTCCAGATGGTCGGAGGGCAGATCTTCATTCTCGATGTCTACGGCGCCAGCAACGTGGGCGTGGAGCACTACCGCGACATGATCGCGGAGCGCCGCAAGCAGCACGGATGGATCGACGGCACCGACTACGTCCCGCACGACGCCAAGGTGTTCGAATGGGGCGGCGGCCGCACGCGCGTCGAGAGCATGCAGGAGTTTGGCCTCAACCCGAACGTCGTGCGCGGCGCCACCAAGGCGGACGGCATCGAGGCCGCACGCAGGACGCTTCCGCTCTGCGTCTTTCACCCGCGCACCGAGGAGGTCGGCCTGGCCGCCCTGGAGCTCTATCACCGCAAGTGGGATGCCGAGCTGAAGGCCTTCAGCAAGGACGAGGAGCATGACTGGACCTCGCACTACGCCGACGCCTTCCGCTATTTGTCGCTGGCGTGGCAAGCCCTTCCGGTAGTAAAACCGCCAGAGCCGAAGCACACCGGCTGGTTCATTCCGCCGCCCGAGGACGGCCCGATCGTGCGGCGCTACGGGGGCATGCAGCTATGAACACGCACGACGACCTGCGCATGCTGGCCAGCGGCATCCACAACGCCATCGCCGGCATGAACAACGGCAACGTGCTGCAGTTCATGCTGGTCGTGATCGTGCCGAAGGGCGACGGCGAAGTCACCATCAACACCATCACCGCCATCACGGACCCGCAGCAGGTCGCGCAGATCGGGCAGCACCTGATCGACATGTCGCGCGCGCAACTCGAAGAATACGGCCGGCTGGTCGACGACGACAGCACAGTCGAGGGACACGCCTAACCGATCGAGGGCTCCATGGTTTCCATCGCAATCTGTGAAGGCTGCTGACAATGGCTTCGGTATCTCCCGGCAAGGTTGCATCACCCGCTTCCGGGCAGATCGACGAAGTCAACGTCTACTCCGAGCCGAAGAACGCCCGCGTCTGGCTCGACATGCTGATCGAGGCCGAGCGCTCGTTCGAAAGCTGGCACGATCGCTGCGACAACATCGACAAGCAGTACGCCAACCTGGACCGGCTCGCGGACAAGGAGCGCGCCAAGGAATTCCAGATGTTCTGGGCCAACATGCAGGTGCTGGCGCCGAGTGTCTACGCGCGGCCGCCGACGCCGGTGGTAGTACCTAAATTCAAGGACCGCAGGCCGATCTTCCAGACCGCGAGCGAGATCGCGGAGCGCTGCGCCATCGTGTCGTTCGACCTGGGCTATATCCACGACGCGCTGCTGCTGGTGCGCGACAACCTGGTGCTGCACGGTCGCGGAGCTCTCTGGGTCCGGCACGAGAGCGCCAAGGGCAACAGGCCCGAGAAGGTCTGCATCGAGCACAAGGACCGCCACGACTTCCTGCACGACCCCGCCCGCAACTGGTACGAGGTGCAGTGGGTCGCGGCCGCCAGCTACCTGACGCGCGAGGAGGCCAGGAAGCGCTTCGGCAAGTACAGCGGCGAAGCCTATGACAAAGCCGAATACAAGATCGATCGCGACACGCGCGACATCGGTGGATCGGACGAGCGCGAGCGCGCCAAGATCTGGGAGGTCTGGCACCGTGGCCTAGGCCGCGTCGTCTGGATCTCGGAAGGCGTCGAGGTGTTGCTCGATGACGCGCCGCCACACCTGGACCTGCAAGGCTACTTCCCCTGCCCACGGCCGGCCTACGCCACCTGCCAGCCCGGATCCCTGGTCCCCGTCCCAGACCTTCTCTACTACCGCGACCAGCTCGACGAGCTGAACAAGCTCACCGGGCGCATCCACGCCCTGGCCGACACGATCGAGGTGAAGGGCTTCTATCCGTCCGGTGGCAACGAGATGGCGGACGCGATCGAGACCGCCCTGCGCACCAAGACGACGTCCCGCGTGCTGGTGCCGATCAAGGACTGGGCCGCCTTCGGCGGCACCAAGGAAGTCATCATCTGGATGCCGATCGACATGATCGCCAACACCATCAACGTGCTGGTGACCCTGCGCAAGCAGATCATCGACGACATCTACCAGGTGATGGGCCTGTCCGACATCATGCGCGGCGCCACCGACCCGAACGAGACCCTGGGCGCGCAGCAGCTCAAGATGCAGTCCGGCTCCGTCCGCATCAAGGACAAGCAGGGCGAGATGGCGCGGCTGTCGCGCGAGTGCGTGCAGATCGTCACCGAGGTGATCACCGAGAAATTCAGCGACGACACCATCATGGCGATGAGCCAGACGCAGCTGCCGCGCAAGGCGCAGCACATGATGGAGGTGGCGCAAAAGCAGCAGCAATTGGCCATGCAGCAGCAACAAGCCATGCAGCAATTGCAGCAGCTGCAGGCGCCGCAACCAGGCGGACAAATAGGCGGACAAATAGGCGGACAAATAGGCGGCCCGCCCGGCGGCCCCCAGGCCGCCGAGCAGATCCAGCAACAACTCCAGATGGCACAGGCGCAGCTGAAGTCCTTTGCCGAAAAGCCGACCTATGAGGACGTGATGCTGTTCCTGCGCAACAACCGCGCCAGGAGCTTCGTGCTCGACATCGAGACCGACAGCACCATCCAGCTCGACGAGCAGAAGGAAAAGCAGTCGCGCGCCGAGTTCCTCCAGGTGCTCGCGCCCATGCTGCAGCAGCTCGGCGCCATGATCACGGCGCAGCCGGCCATGACGACATTCGCGGGCGAGATCCTCAAGTTCGGCATCGCGCCCTACCGCGTCGGGCGCCAGCTCGACAACGCGATCGACGACATGGTGTCGATGCTGCAGTCGCAGACCGGCCAGCCAGGAGGCGGACCGAACGCCGAGAAGGACAAGGCGTCAGCCGCAGACGCCGCCATGAAGGCGCAGGTCGAGCGCGAAAAGATGCAGTGGCAGGCGCAAGAGAACGAGAAGGAGCGCCAGCTCAAGATGGCCGAGATCCAGCTCAAGGGCCAGACCGAGATGCGCAAGCTGCAGAACGAGCAGCAGATCGCGCAGCTGGAATATGAGGGCAACGAGAAGGAGCGCCAGGCCAAGATCATGCAGATCAACGCCCAGATCCAGCGTGACGCCCAGAAGGGCGCGATCGACCAGCAAAAGGCGCACACCGACATCGCGCTCAACGCCCAGAAGCAGCGCATCGTCGCCCAGGGCATGCAGGAAAAGAACGCCATGGTGCGCGACCAGATGCACATGAAGGCGCAGGACAACGTCCTGAACCGCGACATGAAGGCTCGCCAGTTCGAACAGCAGCAGCGCAACAAGGGCCCGAGGCCATGAGCTGGTACGACCGCACCGATCACAGGTGGATCTACCTGCTGCTCACCGTTGCCGTCGTCGCGCTCGTCATCGTGCTCGTGTGGACCTAGGAGGGGGTCATGCCCTACTACGGCGGCACTCCCATGGCGGCCGATCCAACGTTCCTGATGGATCGGCTGATGAAGCAGGGCTATTCGCGGGTGCAGGCTGCCGCGATCGTCGGCAACTTGCAGCGCGAGAGCGGGCTCGCCTCCAACAACATGAACAAGCAGGAAGGCGCCTACGGCCTGATGCAGTGGCGCGGCCCGCGCTTTGATGCACTGCAGCAATTCGCCCAGCAGCAGGGCAAGGCATGGACCGACCCAGGCACGCAGGCCGACTTCATTGCGCACGAGATGCGTACGACCGAGCGCGGCAACGCCGCACCGTTCATGGCGGCGCGCACGGTCGACGAGGCCTCCGCCGCCCTCAAGCCTGTCATCCGCTATGGCGACAAGTCCGGTCCTGAACGCGCCATGCACGCCCGCAACTTCTTCGGCAATCCCGATCCCGGTGCGCCGAAGCAAGCGGCTGCGCCGTCCCCTCCTGCTGCTCAGGCGGCGCAGCCTGTTTCACGTGAAACCCCGCGCCAGGACCTGGCGCAGGCCACCATGAGCCGTGCCCCGCAGCAGCGCGGCCTGCGCGGTGGTCTGCTCTCGCTGGGCGAAATGGCCGGCGCCATGGTCGAGGCCCAGAAGGCCGGCAGGCCCAGCATCATGGACAAGCTCGGCGCCCTTGGTCAGCCGGCACTTGCCCCAGCTCCTGCTCCTGCTCCTGCTCCCGTCGACCTGCAGGCACCGCAACAGCCGGTGGCGACGGCACCTCCTGGAGCACCCGAGCCGCCGGCATTCCCAGGAGGCGCCCCGCTCCCGCGCCCCAGGCCCATGACCGGCCCTGGCATGATGCAGGGCGACTACGTTGACCCAAGGGAAACCGTCGCAGGCCTTGGGTCCCTGGTCGATCCGAGAACGGGGTTCGATTATGGCTAGTTACGAGGAGTTGGCCGAAGAAGCGTTGAGGAATGAGCCCGGTCTCGTCCCGCCACCCAACGAGCCCTTCCGCCTGACGGTGCGTCCGTTGGGCGTCAGCCCACCTCCAGTGAACGACGTCAATCCGGGCGAAGCCTGGGGGGCTCCGAACGAGGCCGGCCGCCCGAGCGGTCGCCTGTTCGAACCCGACCAGACGCGGATGCCCGACCCTACCGCCTTCAACGAATTCTCCCGCGTGAACAAGATGGGGAGCCAGCCGCTCTTCCTTGGCTCCGAGAGCCACCTTGCCGACGCCGCGCGCGGCATCGGATCCCTGGTGCAGGGTGCGGCGGACTGGTTCGGTGGCCGCGACATGCCGCAACGGCAGCCGCAAGCTCCCGGCGTACAGCCTGGCATGCGATCGGCCGTTTCCGGCCTGCCGCCGCGCAACGCTCCGCCGGCCATGCCTCCCGGCTCCACTCCCACCAGCCAGTTCCTGGGGCAGGCAGCCACCGAGACGGCGCAGATCCCGCACAACATGATCGAGGCCGGCCGCGTCATCAATGACCCCGCATCGACCTGGCAGCAGGTCGACCAGGCGCGCGCCCAGGAAGGCCAGGGCGTTGCCGAGACTGGCATGAACCTGTGGGGCTTCAATGCGCCGTTCTCCGCCCTGCGCAAGGGCGCCTCTGCCGGCGTGTTCGGCGGGCGCCTGTCGAAGGGCTTCGACCCGAACAAGGAGAAGCTGGCGGAGCTGATGGCGCAGAACGGCCAGACGCCGCAGCAGATCTGGAAGGACACCGGGCTGGTCAAGTTTGCCGACGGCAAGTGGGCGCACGAGATCCCGGACCTCGACGCGGCCTATGCGCCGACATCGGCAGCCAAGGTCAAGATGATGCAGGGGGAGCAGCTCTTCCTTCCCGACGTCATTCCCAACCATCCGAAGTTGTATGAAGCCTATCCCGAGCTGCGCCAGCTGCCGGTGTCGCACGATGCCTTCATGCACGCGCAGGGGGCCTACGCCCCGGAGAGCGTGTCGCGCGGTCCGGCGGGCCAGCTCGATATCCAGCAGCGTCGCATCAAGTATCGCGAGCAGGGCAAGGAGGCGCGCGGCGCTACTCTCGACACGCTGCTGCACGAGATCCAGCACGCCATCCAGCAGATCGAAGGGTTTGCGCGCGGGTCCAATCCATCCGTTCCTCCCGGCGGATTTGCTGCCGGCTCGCCTGCGCAGAAGATCTTCGAAGCTCAGCTGGCGCAGATGCCAATGTTGAATG